TGCAGAAGTTGAACATAAAAGAGTACACTTTCCCTATGACGATGAGCAGTTGCGACGAGAGTTGAAACTGTTTGAAGGAAAAGTAATGGCAGGGGGTACTATTCACTACTCCGCCCCTCCAGGATACTTTGATGACTGCGTTATGGCAGCAGGTCTTGCTGTGCTGCTTGCAAAACGACGACAACCACGTAAACTAAGAAATGATAGAAGATATTTGACGTTCAGCAATTCTAGTAAGCGTAGATTCTTGACAGGTGTTGCATGACAGACGAGCAATATAATAGATTTGAGCACTTGCGTTCTACCGTTTACGGTCAATTCTTAGACGAATTGAATACAGACGAAGATATGATGCGTGGTAAATACGCAGGTAATATCATTCCAGACGAATGGGTCGATGAAGGTTTGCAACCTACAATTCCACCAACAGCATACAATGCAATTACTAATGCAGCTGATCATATTCTGACTACTCCTAGAACATTTGTTCCAATGCGACCAGTCAACGAAAGTATGGAAGCATCAAGAGAAATAGCTGAAAAGCAAAGACAGTTTCATGATATGTGGTGGACTCGTGTCTTTGAAGAACAAGGCGATCCTCTAAAAAGAGCTACAAAAAAATTGATGCTCGGCAAAATGGTGCTAAAGAAAACAATAGATTTTTCGTACATTCCAGATTTACCTGACGAACCAAACGCAAATGATAAGCGAAAATTTAGAAGACAACTGGAGAAGGTAGCACGCTCTAAGTTCTTGTGGAAGTTTGAAAACTTAGCACCAGAAACAATTTTTGAAGACCCCAATACACCATGGGACCCGCAATATGTATACGAAGCTACGAAGGTGGAAGCAGGTAACTTAGTCAAAGCCTACCCAGATTTAGAAGAAGACTACGGTCATGGGGACATGATGCGTGAGGTTGATTACGTCGAAATGTGGACAAAGCCTAACGGTGATGACCCAGGTGAGTTCGTTGTATGGGTAGATGGCAAGCGTTGCCATGAAGCCGTCAATCCGTATTCCTGGGAATCTCCGGTATCAACAGAAGAACATCCTGTATATGACGGATACGTACCATACATTGTAGCTGACCCAGGGTATGGCGATGTTACTGCGGAGGCTAAACCGGAAGATAGGTATGTATCTATACTTAAGCCTATACGTTCAGTTCTTATTTCAGAAGCCAGATACTTGACAGAAATGGAAGCATGGCTGCGTATGTATGTGTTCCCAGCATTGGTCACTGTCAATATGGGTGAGCTAGAAGATGGTGAAAAGGAAATACGCTTAGGACCAGGTAGTCATATTGATATGCGACCTGACCAGCAGCTTGATTTACTTAAGTGGGGTGAGGCTCCTGTTACGTTGATGCAAGGATTGCAACGTGTAAACAGCTACGCAGATTCAGCATCCAAGTTCGGAGCTATGGGCGGTACGCCACAAGTAGGTGTAGACAGTGCAACTGAAGCAGACCAGATGTTCCGTAATGCTGCTACTAAACTAAGTGGACCTATCAATGCACTACAACGTGCATGTCAGAAAATAAACGCATGGGTACTGATGGATATTGAGCATATACTTAGTGCCCCAGTTACTTTGTATGGAGCATTTGAGTCAACGCCTAGCGAAGTAACGCTTGGACCTAGGGAAATAAATGGCTACTACTACAACACTGTAACCTTTGAAACATCTGATGCAGCTACACTCAACTCAAGGAAAGCACGACTCTGGGCAGATATGTACAGGATTATGCCAGGTTTGTCAGAGCGTACAGCTATGGACAAGATGGGTATTACCAATCCAACTTCAGAGCAAGAGGATCGTGCAGTCGAAGATATATTACGTTCTTCGCCTATACAGCAGAGTACATTACTTATGGCTTTGGCTGGTTTGGGAGATGCAGGTGAAGAAGTAAGACAAGCACTTCAAGCTACATTACAACAAGACGTACAGCGTGAACAAGGCAGAGGTGGCGACGAACAAGCTGCTACTACAGTAGATGAACAGGGAACCCCTCAAGAGCCTATCGTTAGTGAAGCACGTAGACAAGCAATGTTACAAGCTCCGGAAAGGCAGTTGTTCTAATGCCAAACTATAGAGAAAGAATTGTAAGAAGAGCTGCACGAACTGCTGCAAGGCAGACTATGTTACTGCAAAGAGTAAACACAGCGTTCGGTGAAACGCCAGCTGCGGAAGAACGTAGCGAATCGTTCTACGAAATTGCTGCGAGATTAGATAGAATAAACAATATACAAAGTGTACGTGAACAACAAGAAGCGATGGCAATAGTCAATTCAATACCGTCAACAATACAGCGTATACAAAGTGATATGAGCGGTGGTCAATAATGCCAGTTAGAAAAAAACGATATGGATTTTACCAAGAGGGTAATGTTGCAATGCCTATGAATCCATTTTGGGCACAACCTACTGCTCCTGTAGATCAAGGCGGAATACCAGGTGCAGCATTTCTTGCCCCAGGTGTAATTGGTGCTGCTGGATTAGCGAATAGATTTGGTGCTCTCAATGCAATGGACCCTAGAGGTTTCAATTTCAGAACACTCGATCCACGATATCTTATGAGTAGACCAATGACTACTGGCGGAACTGTCAACATTGGTGGAGGGATGCAATTACCAAACACTGCACCAACGACTAGAAACATCACACGTATGGCTCAGTCAAGTTTTAGGCCAGGTTTCGGCATGGCACGAATAGGGGCAGGTGCAGGGCTTGGACTTGGTGGCTATGTTGCTGACGAGGCACTGACAGCTATGGGCTTCGGCACTGCTGGTGATTATGCACAGTGGGCTGGGACAGGTGCAGGTCTAGGTATGATGCTCGGACCTGGCGGTGCATTGGTCGGTGCAGCTGGAGCTATGGGATTGAAAGCTGTTATTGATTTATTCGGCAAAGATAAAGAACCAGATGAATCAGGACTCTTTCCATATAAAGCAGCTCCTGGTACTGGGTTAGGTAGGGCACAAGAACTTGTTGCCAATGCACCTATACCTGAAGAGTACGCTAGTTGGATGACCCCTGAACAGAAACAAATGGTTCTTCAGCAAGCATCATTTATACTTGGTGATGATATAGCAGGTGGAGCTACAGATGTTAATGCGAATAAAGCAAACCTAGTTGTCAATGGACTAATATCACAATACCTAGAAGGTGCTACTCCGCTTCAAGCACAAGACGCTGTCTACGGTGCGGTTGGAGTAAAGCGTGGCTCATCAATACTTGAGCTTGCTAAAGCTACTGGTAATGAATCAGCTGTACTAGATCAAATGAACAAGTCTAATTTTGAAGGAACTACGAACGCAGTTCAGATTTCAACAGGAACAGATAACGACGGTTCCATGTGGGTTCTTGGTCAAACGTACGACGCACAAGGTAATCCAGGTGATGTAGTAAAATATGTTGTCACGGAGAATAAAAGAGGCGAACCTCAATACGATCCTACTGAAAGTTTGATGACAGCTAAAGAAAAAATAGAGTTTCAAGCTGACCTGAATCGTGAACTTACAGGGATGGACAATGAAGCAAAAATAGCTATTAATGCTAATAATGTAAAAGCACAGCTGACAGGCATAGCTGTCGCAGCACAAACAGCAGACAAAAAACTTATTCAGCAATCAAGAGAACACAAGGATAATCTTGGATACAACTACGATGCGTTGAGTCAAAACGCAGAGCAATACAATAGGTCACAAACTGAAACTGAAAAGCAAAATGTATTTAACAATGCACAGCGTATGTTTGAGTTCGATGCTGACTTTGGATTACGTTCTGACAAATTTGATTTTGAAAAAGATGTATGGGGCGAGGAATTTGCAGAGGGCAAGTTCCGTGATAGGCGAGATTACTCAGAGGGCGTTCGTCGATTCGATACTGAAATGGCAGAGAATCGAACGCAATTTGATATCAATGATCGTCGAAGGCTGCAACAAATGCAGGAAGAGGCACGAAGAGCTGATGCCTCAATAGCACAAGAACTCAATCAAGCACGTCAGCAAACATCAGATCGTATGCGAGAAATACTTGCTAACCCAGCAGACTATCTTGCAAGGTCGTACGCTCAGCGTGGCGAAACAAGTCCGTTCGGAGAAACAACTCAAGCAGATCTTTACAATCAGGCAATGGGCGAGTACAACCAGTACGCTCAATACTTAGATGCACTAGGTCGTGGGTTCAAAGCTGACCTTGCTTCTGAAGCACAAGGCATTAGGAATATGCGACAGCAAAGAGAGCTTGAAGCTGAAGAAGCCAATCTAGCAGGCAAAGCTCCTGATCCACCAGCTGCTGATGGTGACGAAACAACAACAGACAAGGGCGACGAACCGCCAATAATCAAGGGAGACGAACCGCCAACAATCAAGGGAGACGAACCGCCAACAGGACCTACAATAACTACTAATGGAACACCAATTTTCCCTCAGTATTATTCCGCAGGCGACGACGAAACGCCTTTAGAAACTGTCGATTATGGACCTGGCTTTGTAACTGATGTGAATAGGGGAGGTTTTGAGTATCAAAGAGGTGAAGCTCCTACTGATCTTTCATTTTTAGGTGAAGGTGCGATGCTTCCAGTCACACTTGGCAACCGACCTACAATAACTAGAGAGCCTGTAATCGGCGATAGGTACACTCCACCTGACCGTCGAGTTATAGTTGATGACTTAGTTGATATGCCTGACAGTGGAGGTTTTATTAGCCCAGCTATTAGCCCAGTTGATAACCGAGTAGTGGTAGATGATTTAGGTGATATGGTTGGTAGCGGTGGTTCTATCAACTTAGCTCCTAGTTTATTCCCAGATGTGTACCAAGGTTCAATGTCTGGGAATATCGAGGAGGAAATATTAGGTCCTCCAGAAGCTGGAAGCAGTGCACTAAATTACCCAGAAAATTTCTTTCAAGCCCCAACGTCAGCAGCTCCGCAATCTTCATCGCCTAGACCTTCATTAACCATTGGCTCTGATAGATCGCTTGTCGAAAAAGTGCCATTGCCAAGATTGTCAGAGTTGCGGAATCTCTTGGGAGCTGGACCGTTTGAACACGGTGGTGTTGCTCATGGATTCGGCAATCCTATAGTTGTAGGTGATTCATCTAAGAATAAAGAAAACCAAGAACTTGTCATGTCATTCGGTAATGCACCGATGGTCGTGTTGCCATTGAATGAGCGTCAGCAAGAAATCATGGAAGATGCTGGCGAGGTAGGTCCTCCACGAGCACAAATAGGTGGAATGTTTGGTGGTAATACAAACTTCTCAACATTAGCTGAGATGCCATCAAGAACTGCTTTTGGTGGTACACAGTTTGGCTTCGGTATGGATAGACCTGTGACGCAACAAGAGATAAGGGCAAGGGGAGAAAGATTTTCTTCTCCCGCTGTACGGGACATATTTGCAGGTCAAACGCCTCAATCCTTGAGATTTGGATTCAATCTGTTTACACCAGGTCAACTTCAATCTCTTACAGGTGGTGAGCGTGAAGAGCTAAGAACTAGATTAGCTACAAGAAATAGAACATTAGAAGATGTTGAACAACAAGTAATGCGTCAATTCGGAGCTACAGGAACAAGGCGTGGTCGAAGGGTTTTCTAAGTGGTTAGCGATTACAGTGTAGCAGCACAGCAATTAGGTGCACCAAGCGGTTTTGCTGGTGCTTCTTCTGGTCGTGCCCCCGCCGTGTATGGTCGTCCAAGTCCTTATACAAATGTTCCTTCTGGGTTTATTCCTCCATTACCAAGACAACAGCCACAACCAGAAGAAGCTGGTGGATTTGGATTCAATACATTTTTCGAGGGAGATCAACTTCTAAGAACGCTAGGGTTTGGTAGGGCATTAGAAGATTTACGTGGAGTCCCAGGTGTAGGTAGACCATTAGCCGCTATTGCTTCTGAGTTCGCTGCTCCGGTAAACATAGCACTTGCAGCAGCAGGTGGACCTGCTGCAATGTCAGCAATACGTCCAGCGGTTGGAGCTACTGGGGCAATAGCAAGGGGTAGAAGAATACTAGCTGGTGATCCAAGAAGGTCATTGAGAGAATCGTCTGGTATTTTAGGTTCAATTATTCCTGAAGGTACGTTTGCACAAAGACTAGCTGGTGAGTCTGTTATTGGATTAGGTGCTAGAACTGCTGCTGAAGAATTAGACTTGCCAGGTCCATTGAAGTTTGCAGAGCCAGTGCTTGGTGGAGCAGCAGGTCTTGTGCTCTTGCGAAGAGGGCAAAAGAAATTCCCAGGTGCTTTCGGTAGAAACCGTGTTGCTGCTGATGACATATCTATCGAAGATCATATTACAAAATTCTCTGAACTCGACGACATAGCTCGTGACGATCCTCGAAGAAGGTTAACTCCTGGAGGGATAAACACTAGGGATGAGATAGCACAAGTAGGTTCTCGCCTTATCAGCAATGTACCAGGTCTCCGTAATATTATGGGTAATAGCTTTTTGAATCCAGGTGTAGCTGATGTATATTTCCCTGCGAAACAAGCTGCTGACTCAGCGAATAGAACATTGAACAACAAATTATTTGAAGTTGTAGAAGATACGAGAAGACCGGGTGGGCTTCTTGATCCTGATGCTCCTATTCGTGGAAGCGTAAGACTTGGTGACTTGAACTACAACAAAGCGAAGTTTGCTAAAGATGGAGTCTTAGAGGACTTATCATTTGCCAAGAACGAATCACTGAATGATGATGCTAAGCGTATACGAGATGTTTTGAAATCTGTAGAAGATTATGATGTAGCACATGAAATAAACTATAAGGCATTGACTATGGAGCTAGAAGATGCCCCACAACTTACAACAGATATTCTTGAACGAGCACTTGCAACGCAAAGGGCAACTAGACCAGAGCTTCCTTCTGCAACTATAGACGACCTATTAATTCCTCTTGGTGAAGTAATGGAACGCCATGCTGACGAAAGCATACGTGGATACTTTCCTCGTGTCGCAAACTTTTCTAAAGACGATGACTTAGCATCTCAGGTCGCAAGTATGTTCAGGCAAAAGCGTGTAAGTGGTAACGAACCATTTGCGTATCAAACTATGTTTGAGTTAGGTGAAAGATTAGGCAAGTCTCCTGATGAAGCATATTGGTTAGATCCGGAAGTTATTTTACAAGCTAGAGTTTTAGGCTCGACACGAGCTGGAATGATTAGCGAAGTAGGTAAAGGCTTTTCAGATATAGGTGTGACAGGTAGGGAATATTTAGAGAATAATGGAGAGTGGGAGCAACTTACAAGAGCGACAGATGAAGCGAAAAAAGCGTACAGAAAGAACATCAAGGCTCAGAAAGATACTCAAATACGCCAAAAGTTTCAATCTAAAATAAATACTGTTATCCGTAACATGGACAAATACCTCAACAATGCAAAGCCTATAGGTGCACGTCCTAGGGCTGATGGTTTAGATGATGTAAATTGGAACGTAGCGTATGACGAAATGCGTCAGGCAGTTACATTGGCGAGAGAATTTCAAACAACGCAAACTGCGTTAGCATTGGCACGTCAGGAGATATCCGCACTTGTAAGAGGTGCTGTCCCTGAGAGAATCCCTTTCTTTTCAAATAAACTAAAAAGAAAGTTGTCATTATCGCTAAGGGAAATAGATGACCTTCAAAAAGCAAATGATGAACTAACTGCAAGCACTGAAGAAATAGGCAGGATACTTGGAGATGTCGATAGCTATGAGCTATTCCGCCAAGAAGTAGATTTGAATAGGCAAGTAGTGGCAACTCAGCTAGCTAAATATATAGGGGCAACAACTAAAGTTTTAGTGCAGCGTGAAGAATTGTTACGTCGTGTTGATGATATTGGTGATGATGTTTTGTCTGCTCCACGAGATGCACAAAACGCAGCAGAGGAACGCTTTAGAGATCAGCTCAACATAGTAAGAGATAATATCAAGGCTGTAAACGTGAACGCACAACAACAAGCGTTCGATAGAATCAAAGGAGTTTTCCGTACCAGAGTGACAGGCAAACTATCGCAAATTGAAAAACAATTAGCTGACGACTTCGATACATTGAGCAACGCTTTCGGTCAACTCAAAGAAGACCTCGCTGTAGCAAGGACAGCCCAGGCTAGTGCGTTAGCAACTTCCCAGTCTGAATTGTTAGCAAAAGACCGGGGTACTTTAGTACGAGATATAACCCAAAAGTTTCGTATGTTGGAAGGTAAAACATATACCCCAGAACAATTACAAAGCATAGAAGCATTAGTGCGTGCCGACTTTGTACCTACTGAAATACAAAGAAAAGTTATAAAAGCAAATTCATTCCTTCGCGGTTTGATAGCAACATTCGACTTGTCTTGGTTGGGTATTCAGGGGTGGGCTGTTATGGCTAGTAAGCCAGAAGTTTTTCTAACAGCAGCAAGTACAATGATGCGTGGTTTGAAAGATCCAGCTGTGTATGCTGATTATATGAAAACCAATAGGGACTGGGTTCGACAAGGCTTGAAAGATGGATTGGTTATCCACGATGACTATTGGCGAGATGAGATTGTTGGTGGAGCACCATCAAGAGAGATGATTAGGAAGGTATCCAGGAATATCAAGGGAGCAAAAGAAGGTGGAGAAATTGCTGCGAAGATTATGGAAAAATCTGATCAAGCGTTTACTACAGCTGGTAACGTAGCAAGGCTTGAAATGTACAAGGCGTTGCGGGGTGTTAATACGGACTTAGGTTCTTTGAAATTAGCTGGCAGTTCTGCACAAACAGGGAAGCAGTTAGCTGAGGCAGCTAACCAACTTACAGGTGCGTCTGATGCTTACATCTTTGATCCTCTAAAGTATTCAGTCTTTGCACCACGATATACGATAGCAATGTTCAAGAATATTTTTGATGCTGCTGGTTTATCTGAGAATACTTTGAAGGCACAGATTGTTCGTGAGGCTATGTTGAAGGCTATCATGGCAGCCGGAGTGTCAACCTTTTTTGTCAACGAGTTCATTACTGGGGAAGAAACAGATTTCAGACCAACAGTAAATGGTAGAGTAAATTCAAACTTCATGGTTGTTAAGGGATTAGCAGGCAAAGATATATCGTTGTTCGGTCCATACAGATCAAACATTAGATACCTGACTGATGCTTTCAGTGGTAATCCATTGACAGCAACAAAGAACTTTGCTCGTGGTAAGGCAAGTCCATTGGCAGCTACCGTCGCTGATGTCATAGAAGGGCGTGACCTGGGTGGCAGACCTATAAACATCCATTCATTAGAAGGCTTTACTGATACGGCATTAGGTTATGGGTTATCTAAAGTAACTCCTATTGCACTGAGTGATGTCATTCGTACTGCACAAGAAGGCGGATTAGAAGAAATAATATCCCCGGTGACTCTTGCTGAAATTGCCGGTATCACTGCAATGGACAGAACGTCTACTGACCTAAAGGATTCTTTGGCACAGCGTAGGTTCAATAAAGGCTACCGGGAACTCACCGGAAAAGAGAGAGACATTCTCCGTCAAGAAGACCCTGAGATGTTCCAACTTGCTGAGAAGGAGCTACAGCGTAGAGCTAAATACGATTCTAAATCTCAAGGTATCTTACGAGCACAAGAGATTGATCAAGAAAGAATGACAAAGGAGACGCAACTTGTCATGGCATTTGAATCAGGTCAAATAGATGCAAAGACATTCAGAGATGCAATGTCGCAAATTTCAAGAGAAGCATCTGCCTTGAAAACTGAAGTGCGTGGTGCTATTGGTGAAGAAACAAACGACAGCGTGTTGAGTCAATACTACGCAACAATGGATGCAGCAGAAATTGCACCAGGGATTGTTGATTGGGATTTACAGGGTAAGCTCGAGAAAGATTTGCGAGCACGACTGACACCAGAAGAAGCAAGAATCATAGACGAACGGAGTGGGCAAGAACATGCACCTGAAGCAGCTTGGTACTTCGAGAACAAAAAGATAATACAAAATTCAGGATATTTCGGAACCTTGGATACGGCGTTCAAAGAAGTAGCGAAAGGAAGATTCCGCAATCTTGGCGTAAATTCCTATAATGAACTAGCCATAGCACTGCGAAGAGCAGAAAAACAAGGTAATATAACAGCAGTACGCAGACTGGAGCAAATGTCTCAAGCGATTGAGCGTTTGTCCGATGGTATGCGTCAGACAATGAGAAAACAAAATCCAAAGTTGGATGCTGCACTTCTCCAGAATGGGTATGTATCAAAGCCTATTTCTCGATTAGTCCAGTAAACACATAAGGAAGGTCAGTATGGTAAGTGAACAAGATGTAGTTGAAGCAGTCGATGAAGAAGTCGTCGATGAAGTAGCTGTAGATGAGGCTGTGCCTGATCAAGATGCTGGTGGATTCGATGCTCCGGAAGAGTCTGATGCAGAAGAGTCTGAAGCTCTTAGTAATATTGACCAACTTATATCACGTTTGGATAGTGTCGAAAGTACGACAAGGGATATCGATTTCATTAAGCACAGAGTCAATAGTGAACTCAGTCGCTTAGAGAACATCCAGTCACGAGTCGATACTCTAGACCAAACACGCAATAATTTGGCTACTGTAGATCGCATACAGGACTTGGAACAGCAGCTCGCTGATGTCAGTGCCCTGCTTTTGTCATCCGAAATGGTAGATGACAATACAAAGATTGCCTTGCGAGAACGGCAACTGGAACACCGCCTCCAACAAATCGAGAACGGACGAGGTGAAACCCAGCAGCAGCAGGAACCACAGCAGTTGCAAGAAACAGGCACTGATTCACAGGCTATATGGGACGATGCAACTAATTGGGTTGCACAGAAAGCTAACGCAATAGGATATAAAGCTGATGATATCCCTGCCCAAGTGTGGCAAGAGGGAGCCAAAAGCGGTTCTCCTATTCGTGCTTCTGAGTTTGTACTGGCATGGGTACAGGAACAGATGAAGGGAGCCAACGCTGCTGAAGTAACAGCAACGAAAAAAAAGGCTGCTGGAAATGGGACTCCGTCACGCAAGTCAAACACGGCATCTATTGATTCATTAGTCCAAGCCTATGGAGAAGGGAAAAGCATTACCGCTACTGAGAAGAAGCGTGTAATGGAACATCTAGGAATAAGATAGGAGCTATATAGTGGCTACCACAGGTAACACTACTACTACTAATCTGGCTGATAGTCTTCCTACGGTAATTGCTGCTGCTCGCATTGTTCGAGAATATGAAGGAACAATGACGAGTGATTCAGTTGTCGATAAGGTAACTTTAGCAGAGAACAGTGGTACTGGATGGAACGAGGTTCGATTAGATAAACTCACAGCGACTGGGGTCGCTGAGACTGCGACTCTCGACAATCCACAACAAATGTCAGACTCGCTATTGACTCTTACACCAACAGTTACAGGTATTCAAACCATCGTAACTGACCGTGTATACCGTCGATTAGCTAGTA